TATATCCCAAATTGCGCTTGATGTCAACCAACTGTTGCACATGGAATGTCTTCCTGCCCGAAAGATTACACAGAAACTGTGCCTTCGGACACATGGGATAAAATCTAATCTCACCATAATGGTCACGCTTCTCAAACTTTAGCGTATGTGTTGTGATAGTCATAGCGTCATCTCCTTATGCGTCGATTACAAATCCAGTGTCATCGTGCTTGGCGTCACCCTTTGCCTTCAGCCCGACAATCACACCTTGCGGGTCAAGGAATCGCAGGTCATCCTTGTCACCGTCCACAACCCGCAACCCTTTGAACGTGGCGGGTATCTTGTCGCGGAACACTACTGCTGCGTTGATACCTGTATCCCGTACCGCAGTCAATACCTGTTCTGCATAGTCAGCATCTGCCTCACTATATGATAGCGTCAGATGATAATTGCTAGGCATAGGCTTGTAAGCCCTAGCCACAATTTTTGTGTAGTCATAGAACTGAACATCAGGAAACTGCTCCATGATGCCAGCCTTTTCCCACAATATGTCAGACGTACCGTTAAGCCTCACACATGGTTGCACACCATTCTTGCGTTGCCTACGTCTGAAAATAGTTATGTCGTTTATAAGCGCATCCATGAACCCAATGCGGTCAGTATGATACCACACGGTTTTGCGTTCACGCCCACGCTGAACACTGGACATTTTACCTCGCCCAGCAGATACAAGACAGCCTTTGTGGCATTGTGCTTTCTCAGCCAATGCACACACATTGAATGTCTTGCCCTCAATAATAGTCTTGAAGGGCTTGAGGTACATAATACCTGTTACGTACTCTGACCCATCACCCTTCACAGTCTTGGCATTACTGCCAACCCCAATAAGATTGTATGACATAGCGTCACCCCTTGGTTAGTTATTGATTAAAGAATGGGGGCTTTCTATGTGGCATACCCGCTGCGCGGCATAGTCCACCCCCGTCCTGGCACTCTCCGACCTACCCGATACCCTCTCGCTTCGACCTCACCGTATGGCTAACTAGGCGCATAGGCGTTAGGGTAGGTCAGGTAATTAGGCGCACCTCCAGTGCATTATGGTCTATACCACCCACAGGGATTTCATGTTTCCACCTGCCATCGTTTTGTGCCTGCACCTTTTGGGTGCTGTTGGGGCTGTTTTATAGTGTGGGTGATGATGACCAACACTGCTTTTGATATCTGCTTTTCTGTACCTCGTTTCGTTTCAGTCTCTTTACTCTAATTCGCGGTATTCAGTTAGTCAAGTATTTATTTAGTCTGTGGCCTAGCATGGTTACCGTAGTGCTTATGCGCTTTCTTTTGGCCTATCGTTAGCGTTTTGTCGTATCGGTTGATAGAGCGTCGTCGCTTTCGATGGTTAGAGAATGGCATGCGGCAAATCAGAAAGCAATAAAAAATTTGTCAAAGATTTGACATGGTGAGTGTCAAGATATTGACGCAGCTTTTATTATATATATAAGGTGTCGGTAGCTTTGTTCCTGCTATGTACTGGTTATGTCATGCAGGCTTTGCTTAAAAAGTTAGTCGTGTCTAACATTGTTAGGGGTCGTTAATTATATGCATCGCCACTAACAAAATGCGACGAATCTTAAAATCCAGTCAGTCTTTGGGCATTCAATAGGCGTCAAGTGATAGCATAACACTTGGCAGCATTAATAAAATCAATGACTTAGGCGATGCTTTTAATTTCTGGCGCAGCATTGTTCTCGATATGTTGCCGTTTCGTTCACGTTTTGTTCCAGGATGCCGGTAGGGCCGGACCGACACCCCCGTATGGTACGTACGTATATGGATAAATACACAGATTGGGAAAATTGAATGTTAACCACATGGGCAAATGATAAATACGGATAGTACAAGCATAGACAAGTCAACACATATTTTGTCAGCAAAAGATAATTTTCTTCTTGACAGCAGATAGTGAAGTATGGTATAACTCTATTATTAGATAAAACATTAAATGTCCTTAGAAAGATGTTAAAGACATTATATGCTAACATTAAATGCTACATCTAATAACCCCCTACTGGACTAATCTGTATCAATTGTAAAAAAGTAGTTGACAATGGGAAAGAAATCTGTAAAACTATACACAGACAATGTGTTGGATGCATTCTATGATGCCATCAAGAACAACACATTACATAATTTGCATATACCCCACAGTGATGTGTTCTATGTAAGGCAAGCTGTGGAGGCACATTATGGTCGTCCTTTCACATTGAAACACGTTGAGGCTGCAATGAAAGCCGAAGGATGGAAGGACACTGATGATGTTTGAAGCAGTTGTATTGGCATGTTTAATGTCGCAGCCGACTATGTGCATTGAAGCAGAAGATGAGTATGGTCCGTACAAGACTGAGGCTGAATGTGTGATGCGTGTGCATCAGATGGTCACAACTATGCAAATGGCATTCCCACAGCCACACACTTATCGGTATAAGTGCAAAGAAGCTGAAGCAAAGGGTATCAATCTATGAGCGTCGAATATCGTGGCATTACATTCCCTGGCTACAATAAGCCCATCAAGTCTAACCGTGAAGGTAAGAAGAAGATGGTATTGGCTAAGAAGGGTGACAAGGTAAAGCTAATTCATTTTGGTGCTACGGGCTATGGACACAATTACAGTGCTGCAGCCCGTAAGTCATTTCGTGCTAGGCACAAGTGTGACACAGCTACGGACATTCTGTCTGCACGATACTGGGCATGTCGTACTCTATGGGGTGGGGCAGGTAAGTCTAAACAATCTAGTCCTAAATCACGTAAGGGAAAATACTAATGGCTAAGAAAAAAGATGACGTAACAGTTGTGTCAATTGGTGTAGGCACGATGCCTCGCAGCAAGCTGAAGAAAATGAAAAAGGCAGAGATGATGATGGGTGGCATGGCTAACGGTAAGAAGCATATGTATTCTGCTGGTGGTGATGTGACTGATAAGCTACCCAACAAAGGTCTGAAGCAACTTGCTAAAACGGAAAAGGGCAAAGCTGCTGTACGCAATATGGGCTTTGATGTTTAAGTGGCCCCAAGAGTTCCACGCAAAAAGGGTCAACCTGTAGGTTCTAAAAAACATAGCGACTTATACACAGATGAGAACCCAAAAGGAACCATTCGCGGTCTTAAATTTGCTACGGTCAAAGATGCAGAAGCATCTGTCCGTAAAATTAGAGCGTCTGGAAAATCACATGCTCATAAGACACAAGCGGCGATTGCTATGGAACAACGCGCTAGAGCGGCAGGTAAGAAGGCCGCTGCGGCAGTGTATCGACAATTTATTAACGCCCAAAAGCGAAAGACAAAACAACGTGCATCCCGTCGAGCGTGACATACGCACGTGGTCCAGAGACTTTTTAGAAATACCCAATGCTAAACTAAATGGTCTACCACCCTGCCCCTATGCTAGAAAAGCATGGGCTGATGACAAGGTGGTGTTTAGCATTAACACAGGCATAGATGGATTGCTAGATGCTATCCGTGAGTTTGACGGTCACAACTACGACATCGTAGTGTGGGCCGAAGAAGATTTGCCAGACATGGAATACCTTGATGGTCTGTGTGATGGCATGAATGAGTTGATGTCAATAGCCGGTATTGATTTGCACCTGATGGTGTTTCATCCCGACTATGACGCAACAGAGGCTGGTCTTGATTTCCTTGTCGATGACGACGTAACGGACGACAGCCTGTCCTACTGTATGGTCTTTGTGCAGAAACTTTCTAAACTAGACGATGCAGCTTTGTATCTGGAAAAGTCTAATTACTATGAACACTTTCCAGAAGAAGTATACGATGCTTTAGTGCTTGACAGAAGGAGATTAAGAGATGGCAATGGGCAAAGCAAAGATGGCTAAAAAGAAAATGATGCGCGGCGGCGGCATGGGCATGAAGAAAAAGATGCGCGGTGGCGGCATGGCTAAAATGGCTAAGAAGAAAAAGATGATGCGCGGCGGTATGGCTAAAAAGAAGAAGTAATGCCATATGTTGCAAATTCGGAAATACATGGACTTGGTGTTTTCGCAGATAGGGACTATGCTCAAGGAGATACAATTGAGTTGTGTCCTTATCTGGTCGCGGATTATACTGACGTGGGAGATGAGTGTGTCCTCCATGACTACATGTTTCACACGCCTTATGTCGATACCGAAGAGTATTATATCCCACTGGGTCATGCTATGGTCTATAATCATAGCGCAAGTCCAAACGCTGAGTGGGACATTGAAGAAGAAGATGAACGCTTTGTTAAGTTTTATGCGCTTAAAGAAATAAAGCAAGGCGAAGAAATACTTCACGATTACGGTGAAGAGTATTGGGAAAGCAGAGTATCTGAACAGGAGTAGGAGATGGCACGTGTCTCTAAAAAATCCCCCGCTAAAAAAGTCAAAACCTCACAAGCTAGGACGAAAACGAAACAGGCTAGAGCGATTAAACTTTCGACGGGTGGTGCGGCAAAGAGCAAAAGCAGAGTTAACGAGGCTGGCAACTATACTAAGCCCGGAATGAGAAAGCGACAGTTCAACCGTATTAAGGCTGGTGGTAAAGGTGGCGCACCTGGTCAGTGGTCGGCACGTAAAGCGCAGATGCTGGCTAAAGCGTATAAAGATGCAGGGGGCGGTTACAAGTAACAATGAAACACGTCTTCCTCCTGTTTGTCTTTCTTGGCATAGGAGAGGACAGGCGTCAGGTCAGTGGGGACATGTACTTCCGTGACTTGAACGATTGTGTTTGGTATGCACAGAAACTTCATAAGCAGGGTGAGCGTATCACAGCGTACTGCTTACCTAAGATTGTAAATAAAGATATGGAGACTTACTGATGCTTGCCGAATTGGCCGCAGCAAATGCAGCGTTTAGCGTTATCAAGCAAGCTGTGCAGAACTCTGGCGATATAGCCAAGGCTGGCAGCGCAATCGCTAAGTTTGTCGGTGCGAAGGAAGACCTACAAAAGAAAGCCAGTAAAAAAGGTGGCGGCTCTGATTTAGAAGAGTTTATGGCTCTTGAGCAGATACGAGAGAAAGAAGAGCAGCTAAAACAGTTTATGATTTACTGTGGTCGCCCCGGACTGTGGGGTGATTGGCAAAGGTTTCAAGCTAAAGCAAGGATAGCACGACGTGAGGCAGAACAAAACGCTAAACGCAAACGCAAGCAGATAATTGAGATATCCATCGTTACCTTTTTAATTATCGTAGGTTTAGGTATTCTTGCTTGCTTTGTACTGCTAATACTACACGCACAAGGACGATTATAATGGCATTAGCTAAATCACAACGCAGTCTCAAGTCTTGGACAAAGCAAAAGTGGCGCACCAAGTCTGGTAAGCCCAGCGCAAAGACAGGAGAAAGGTATTTGCCGGAAAAAGCAATAAAGTCCTTGACAAGTGCTGAATATGCTGCTACAACTAGGGCTAAGAGAGAAGGCACACGTAAAGGAAAACAGTTTGTACGCCAACCTAAATCTATTGCTAAAAAGACTGCAAGATTTCGCAGAGGCGGGTAAAGACCCACGAGAGGTTCGCTTGGCAGACGTAGAGCCAGATGTAGAGGCTCGTGTGTATTTGATTAAGAAAAAACTATGGGAAATAAAAAATGTTAACGGCACTGATAGGACCGATAGCTAGTTTAGCGGGGACATGGTTAGATGGTAAAGTTGAACAAACAAAAGCTACGGCAACAGCGAAGGTTGCTAAAGCAAAAGCTGAAGCAACTATCATGGAGAAAAAAGCCACTGGCGAAATTGATTGGGACATTGAAATGGCACGTGGTTCGACTTCTTCTTGGAAGGATGAATGGCTAACCATTTTATTCAGTATCCCATTGATACTGGCTTTTATACCTGGAATGGAAGAGGTAGTAGCTAATGGTTTTGCGCAACTTCAAGCTATGCCGGAGTGGTATCAATACTCTCTTGGTGTTATTGTTGCCGCCAGCTTTGGTGTACGCAGTGCTACAAAATTCTTCGGTAAGAGGTAGTCCAGTTGCAGATGTGGAGTATGCACGGGAAAACTACAGAAGAACAGGCGAGGAAAAATCGTGGCAGAAGTAACGATGGAACGAATACTGAAGTGGAAGATACTACCACGCTTGATGATGCTTGGGATGTCCTTATCCGCTTGGCGGGTAGTGGAGTGGTTTATGACTTTGGAAGACCCGACAAGCCAACAAGCAGCACTGGTTAGCGTAGTTACTGGAGCAATGACAGGCGCATTTGCTGTATGGATGGGACACGAGAAATGAAATATGATAAAGACAAACTGATGGAAAAACTTGTGGCACATGAGGGTTTGCGCCTTCAAGTGTACAAGGATACACTGGGTATTGATACGATTGGTATTGGTAGGAATCTTCAGGACCGTGGCATCTCTAAAGAAGAGTTGGATGAGTTGGATATCCCTAGTATTGACCATGTATATGAATATGGTATTACTGAGGCAGATGCTATGTTTCTGGCACAGAATGACGTACAGATTGTCGAAGAGGAACTTCTCCGTGCGCATCCTTGCGTAGAGAAGCTGGACGCTGTACGTCAGCTTATCCTGATAGACATGGCATTTAATCTTGGTGTGCCGCGTCTTTGTAAGTTCAAAAAAATGTGGGCGGGTATACACGAAGAAAAATTTGACGTGGCAGCAAAAGAAATGCTTGACAGCAGGTGGGCAAATCAGGTAAAATCACGGGCAACAAAACTCGCACATGCTATGCATCACGGAGAGTTTAATGGCTAGAGAATTGACAGGTAAGCAACAAGTGTTTCTTGATGTGCTGTTTGATGAGGCAGGTGGCAATATGGCTACCGCCAAAAAACTTGCAGGATACTCTGATACCAGTTCTACCACAGAGATTGTCAAAGGATTAAAAGAAGAAATTCTTGAGGCCACACAAATGTATATGGCACGTAATGCACCAAAGGCCGCTATGGCAATGACCGGCGCACTGTATGACCCGACTGAACTTGGCATCCGTGATAAGATGGTTGCAGCCAAGGAACTGCTTGACCGCGTTGGTCTTGTAAAGACAGAGAAGATGCAAGTTGAGGCATCTGGTGGTGTGATGCTTATGCCGCCTAAAGCCGTGGTAGAAGATGAAGACTAAAGCACCAAAGGTTTTTAGAAGATTAGTAGGCGTCTTAATTAGAGATGGTGTATCAAAAAAACAAGCGCATGTTATTGCGTATAAAAAATTGCAAGCTGAAGGATACTTAAAACCCGGCACACTAAAACCTACAAAGAAAAATGCAAGCGATTATATAAGATATTTAAACGAAAGATATAATGAGCAGAACAGCAGGAAAATGGAAGCTACCACAACCCACTGATTTAAAGGATGAGGACGAGTGGGTTCCGGTCCCACGCATAGCAAGAACAATACCCTTTGGATACATGGCAGATGAGAGTGACCCCGACATACTCCTGCCAGTAGCCACAGAGTTAGACCTACTTGAGACTGCACGAAAACATGTGAAACGCTATTCATACAGGGAGGTGGCAAATTGGTTGTCCGCAAATTCTGGAAGATACATCTCACATGTTGGGCTACGTAAAAGATTAGAACATGAGCGACAGCGTAAGAACCAAGCTGCAAGCCTCCGCAAGTGGGCAGACTATGCGGAAAAGGCAATTGCCAAAGCGAAAGAAATCGAAGAAACAAGGCTTGGCGCAAAGCGCAAAAAAGCAACAGCCTGAGATAAAAGAAGTTACACGTGAAACATCTAGCATTGAAGAACATGCTAATGTTTTGTTCAAACCAAACGAAGGGCCACAGACAGAGTTTCTAGCGGCGAGTGAACGGGAAGTTTTGTACGGTGGTAGTGCTGGTGGTGGTAAGAGTTATGCCATGCTGGCTGACCCACTTCGTTACATGGGGCATCCTCAGTTTAGTGGATTGCTTCTTCGACATACAACGGAAGAACTGCGAGAACTGATATTTAAGTCGCAGGAGTTGTACCCAAAAATCTGGCCGGGCATTAAGTGGTCAGAACGGAAGATGCAGTGGACTGCGCCATCTGGTGCAAGGTTGTGGATGTCCTACCTAGATAGGGATGAGGATGTCTTGCGTTATCAGGGTCTGGCATTTAGCTGGATAGGCTTTGACGAACTGACACAATGGTCCACACCATATGCATGGAACTACATGCGAAGTCGTCTACGGTCCACTGCACCAGACTTGCCTATCTTTATGAGGGCGACAACTAACCCCGGTGGTCGGGGACATCAGTGGGTCAAAAAGATGTTCATCGACCCTGCCCCATATAATAGAGCGTTTGATGCAACAGATGTTGAAACAGGAGAAGTCCTTAAATATCCCGCAGGACATAGCAAGGCTGGAAAGTCTCTATTTAAACGTAGGTTCATCCCAGCAAGACTTTCTGATAACCCATACCTTGCGCAAGCAGGAGACTACGAGGCCATGCTCCTCTCACTTCCTGAACAGCAACGTAGGCAGCTTCTTGAAGGCGATTGGGACATCAAAGAAGGCGCGGCGTTTACTGAGTTTAATCGGGATGTTCATGTTGTGGAGCCTTATCGTATCCCTAGCAACTGGGTCAAGTTTCGCGCATGTGACTATGGTTACGGTAGTTATTCTGGTGTTCTTTGGTTTGCTGTTGCACCTGATGAGCAGCTTATCGTCTACAGAGAATTATACGTCAGTAAGGTGTTGGCGACAGACTTGGCCGATATGATATTGGATTTGGAAGCAGAAGATGGAAATATTAAGTATGGTGTTTTGGACAGTAGTCTTTGGCACAAGCGTGGCGATACTGGTCCTTCTCTTGCGGAGCAAATGATTGGCAGGGGATGCCGTTGGCGTCCATCAGACAGAAGCCGTGGTAGTCGGGTGGCTGGCAAGAACGAAATACATAGGCGTCTACAGATAGACGAGTTTACAGAGGAACCAAGACTTGTATTCTTTAATAGCTGTACAAATGTCGTCAGTCAACTACCATCCATCCCTCTGGACAAGAAAAATCCAGAAGACGTTGACACAAAAGCTGAAGACCATCTTTATGATGCCCTCCGGTACGGTATTATGTCCAGACCCAGGTTCTCTATTTTCGACTACGACCCGCATGGCAGACCATCGTCAGGTATGCAAGTAGCTGACTCCACATTTGGATACTAAAGGAAACAACTATGGCTGAAGAAGAAATCCCTATGGAAACAGATGCTATCGCACTAGAAGATAGCGAAGACACAAACGTGACGGATGTAGAAATATCTTCTTTGATATCTCACGTTCAGGACTGTTACCAACGTGCGGAGGACTATCGCTATCAAGATGAAGAGCGTTGGACTAGGGCATATCGAAACTATCGTGGATTGTATGGACCAGATGTACAATTTACGGAAGCTGAAAAATCTCGTGTCTTTATTAAAGTAACAAAGACCAAGACGCTGGCTGCGTATGGTCAAATTGTTGATGTGCTGTTTGCTAATAATAAGTTTCCTCTATCCATTGAGCCTACGGAACTTCCAGAGGGTGTAGTAGCAGATGTGAACTTTGACCCACAAAAACCCGACATTCCATCTGACATCCCAAGTCCTTATGGTTTTGCGGGAGATGGTCGAGACATACCACCCGGCGCAACAGAAAAAACTCTGATAGAAATGCTGGGTCCACTCCGTGATAAACTGCAGGATGTAGATGGTCTAGAAAAGGGTGCGGGTAAAACCCCCACGGCTGTTACGTTCAGCCCTGCAATGGTTGCTGCTAAATCTATGCAGAAGAAAATTCACGACCAATTAGAGGAGTCGGGGGCTAACAAACATCTACGCAGCACCGCTTTTGAAATGTCTTTGTTTGGCACGGGCGTTATCAAAGGCCCATTTGCTGTAGATAAAGAATACCCAAACTGGAACGAGGAGGGTGAATACGACCCCGTTTTCAAAACTATCCCACAGGTGTCTCACGTATCTGTTTGGAACTTCTATCCAGACCCCGACGCCAATAACATGGATGAAGCACAGTTTGTTGTCGAGCGGCATAAGATGTCGCGCACACAGCTTCGCTCCCTGAAGAAACGTCCATACTTCCGGTCTACGGTGATTGATGAAGTTATTAACATGGGCGAGAACTACGACAAGAAGTATTGGGAAGATGACCTGTCAGACTATGCACCGGAGCATGGTATTGACAGATTTGAAGTGCTAGAGTATTGGGGTACTATTGACACAGGAATCTTAGAAGAAAATGATGTAGCTATTCCAGATGAACTCAAAGATTTTGACGAGTTACAAGCTAATATCTGGATATGTAACAACAAACTTATTCGTGTTGTATTGAACCCATTTAAGCCAGCACGTATTCCATATCACGCCTCGCCGTATGAACTCAATCCATATAGCTTCTTTGGTGTGGGTATCGCAGAGAATATGGACGACACGCAGACGCTGATGAACGGCTTCATGCGTATGGCTGTGGACAACGCTGTGTTGTCAGGTAACCTGATTGTAGAGGTTGACGAGACTAATCTAGTGCCGGGGCAAGACTTGTCTCTATATCCGGGCAAGGTATTCCGTCGTCAGGGTGGCGCACCCGGTCAAGCTATCTTTGGCACAAAGTTCCCGAATGTGTCCTCTGAGAACATGATGCTGTTTGACAAGGCACGTGTGCTGGCAGACGAAAGTACGGGCTTCCCATCATATGCACATGGACAGACGGGCATTCAGGGTGTAGGACGCACAGCGTCAGGCATCTCTATGCTGATGAATGCTGCAGCGGGTGGAACCAAGAGTGTCATCAAAAACGTGGATGACTATCTGTTGCGTCCACTTGGCGAGGGCTTTTTCCGGTTCAATATGCAATTTGACTTTGACCCTGAGATAAAGGGCGACCTAGAGGTGAAGGCAAGAGGTACAGAAAGTTTGATGGCTAACGAGGTTCGTAGCCAGAGGCTGATGCAGTTCTTGGGTGTGGCAAGTAATCCTGCACTTGCACCTTTTGCAAAGTTCCAGTACGTGATACGCGAGATTGCAAAATCTCTTGACCTTGACCCCGACAAGGTTACGAACAATATGGATGAGGCTGCATTACAGGCTGAACTACTTAAAGGGTTTCAGCAAACATCACCGGAGCAACCACCTGTTGCGGGGGCCGACCCCAATGACCCGACAGGAGCAGGGGGTGGCACAATAGGTGTGGGACAAGCACCTGTACCTGGTGAACAAGGATTTAGTGCGAATGGACAAGGAACTAATCAGCAAGCTGAAGCCGCTGGTCAACAGCAAGCAGTGGCCCCACTTCAATAATTATCTTGATGCCCTGCTAGAGCAACAGCATAGGGCGTTGGAGCAAGGCGACAATACAATTTTGATGCATCGTGCGCAGGGGGCTGTAGCTGTTCTGCGTAGCATGAAAAGTTTAAGGGACAATATCAATGGTTAATAATAAATTTATTCTGGACTCTTTGTCTTCGGACGAGGGAACTACTGTCCACAAAGATGAACGGGATATTTTAACCGGACCTTACGGTGTTGTTATTCAACCTAATACAGATGCTTATGCAGCAAATCAAGCAATAGCAAAATCGTTAGGTATTGAAACACTAAATAAAGATACGAGTGTAGAAGACTTTGCAAGAATTGCAACAAAAAAGTTTGAGTTAGATGGAATAAAACTAACAGAAGTATATCCAGAATATAATTCTCTTAAACCAGAATTTCAGTATGTATTGCAGGACACACATTTTAATACGGGTTCTAAGTATCCCACTTTAGCAAAACGTCTTTTAGAATTTCAAAATAACCCAACAGACGCCAATAAAAAGCGAGTAATCAAAGAGTCTCGTAGAACGATTGATGGAAAACCAAGTCGAGGCTTAGATAATAGAACAGCCAAAGTATTGGCTCGTGCTGGTATTATTGTATCTACGGATGAGGCTACAACTAATCGTCTAAAGTTAGCAACTGTAGATTTGTCTGATGTAAACAAATACGCAGACTATAAAGAAATTGAGCCTGTTGTAGATTCGGAACCAGATGCGGATACGGACGTAGTTGAGCCGGGTACAACAGATATGTTAGAAGACGTTGCACAACAAGAACTGCAAGAAGCTGTAGATGCTGCCGATAGGGATGAACAACTTCAGCAAGCAGAAAGTTTAAAAGTTCAAACAGAAAAAGCTGTGCCTACGTTACCGACTCCAAAACCTGACGTAAAGCCAACCCCAGAACCAGAGCCAGAACAACCAAGCCTATTTGAAGGTGTAATACAGGGTATGCAAAAACTTTTTAAAGGCGATGACGAGCCTACGCAAGAAGCATTGGATGCTAAGAAAAATGTACTAGATAAATTAAATAAAATTAAAAATCGACCAGTTGTGTCAGGAGTGCCGACAATGAACAAAGGTGGCGTGTCTATAAAAGAACAGATGAGCATGTTTGACGACGGCGGTTTACTGGATGAGGGTGGCACAACAGACCCTGTTTCTGGTAATGATGTACCTCCGGGGTCAATGCAAGAAGAGGTACGCGACGACATACCCGCACAACTTAGTGAGGGAGAGTTTGTATTCCCTGCTGATGTTGTACGTTACATCGGTTTGGAAAAGCTAATGCAGCTTCGCCAAGAAGCAAAGATGGGTTTGAAGCGCATGGAAGAGATGGGTCAGATGGGCAACTCTGACGAAGCAACTATGCCTGATGACCTGCCGTTTACACTAGATGATTTAGAACTTGACGACGAACCTATGCAGATGCAGGTTGGTGGTTTTGTAGACCCCAATATCCAAATGCAACAATCCCAGTTTGGACAGATGGCACCCGTGCAACCACCTGCCTATATTCCTCCCCCACCCCCAGCACCCTTTGTTCCAGCACAACAAGCAGCTACTCCTGTAATGGCTGCGCCTGAAGTGTTGCCAACTTTTGAGCAACTAATGCCAGCACCAGAGGGTAGGTACGACGAGTTAGTAGAGTTTGAGAACAAAGACACTGGGCAGAAGATGACTATACCGTTTGTGAATGGTGAGCCTATTTATCCTATTCCCCAAGGCTTTACACGTGTTGAAACAGATATTGTTGAGCCTACGCCTGAACCAGAGGTTGTACCTACAGCGCAGGTAGAGAGTGCTGTGGATGATGGCGACGATGACCAACGTGCAGCAGAAGATGAAGCAATGTATGGACCTGGAGGGGGCCGCGTTTCTTTGGGTGGTGAACTGTATACAGGACCAACTAGGTTTGTTGGTGATGGGGTCAGGAGCCGTCAATTGAGTGGTACAGTTCAAGGCGCAACTAAAGTTGGCGTATCCTTTGATGTTCCTGATGGATTTGGTGGTCTAAAAAGTGCTGTCGGATTAGGGGCTGGTTTAGCCTTTGGTAAAGGCATACCTGAGAACGCTACTGCAACATTTTTCTTAAATGGGCAGACTAAGACAGTTACTGCAGAAGAATACAATAAAATTAAAGAGAATAAATTTAGAGGTGTAGAAGCTGAAAATGTTCTTCAAGAACTTCAGCAAAGAGGAGAGTACAATCAAGCACAAAAAGATGAGCGTGTATCTAGGTCTAAGCGAAATCGAGAAAAGTTAGACAAGAGATTAGAAGCGGCTCAGAAGACAGGAAAAGAGAACGCCGTTAGAAAAGCTGAACTTGATGTGCTTAAAAACGAAGCAGCTAAATTTGGTCTGGATACTAAAAACTTTAATATTGATAATATGCAAGAACTTAAAGATAAAATCAGTGAAGAGACGTATCGACAAGCTGAAATCAATCGCCAAAGAAAAGCAAGTCAAAATACCTATCATCAATATGAAAGTGATAAAGGCGAAAGCAGAAACGAATATTCATTTAGCGATTACTCTGACAATGTTGCAGCTGGTACGGAAGACCGTGGATACGGTGCAGCATACGATGAGGACGTTCTTGGCTTGGCAGACTAGCCAATAAAAATAGTCTGCATGACTGGCCTACCCATCCCCCTGCATGGCTACGATGGCCCCAGATAGGAGAAACCTATGAACGACACAATCATGGCTGAAGAAATGCAGCCGGAAACAAAAGTTGCTTTTGCACAAAGAAAATACAGCAACGAAGAAAAACGCAAGAAAGAAGAAGAAGAACTAGAACAGCTTATGAAAGAGCAAAAAGGCGAAGTAGAACAGCCGGAAGAAGAACCTGCTTCGTCAGAAGAAAAGACATTTAAGAAACGATATGGTGACTTACGTCGGCATATGCAAGAAAAAGAAAAAGAGTTTCAAAAACAGCTTGAAGAATTAAAAGGTCAACTAGACTCTGCAACTCGTAAGGAAATGAAGTTGCCAAAGTCTGACGAAGACCTTGAGGCTTGGGCAAGGGATTACCCTGATGTTGCCGCTATCATTGAAACTATTGCTGCCAAGAAAGCACAGGAACAAACTAAAACACTAGAAGACCGCTTTAAGGCAGTGGATGAAATGCAGGTCAATGCCCAGCGAGAAAAAGCAGAAGCAGAACTAATGCGACTGCATCCTGACTTTGATGAGATTAGGGATAGCGATGACTTTCACGAGTGGGCTGACGAACAGCCTAAGTGGGTACAGGAAGCACTCTATGAGAACGATGATGACGCTCGTTCTGCTGCCCGTGCTATTGACTTGTACAAATCAGACAAGAACCTCACGACTAAGAAAAAGTCAAAAGGTAACGCAGCAGAAGCTGTCACACCAAAGAATACTAGAAGCAAGCCGCAAGAGAGTGACGCATCTTCTTATATAAAAGAGTCTGAAGTTCAGAAGATGTCACCGCAAGAATACGAAAAGCGGTCAGACGAAATTATGGAAGCTATCCGTAGTGGCAAATTTGTCTACGACGTTTCGGGGTCAGCGCGATGAGTATAATATTCAAGCCCCAAAAAGACATGGAATTGTTTGCTCCATTTGGTCCAACGATGGGATACTACCGTATGCCAGAGGAACTTGTGGACAAACTAAACAGTAAGATGTCTGACAAACTTCAAGACTACTCCGATAACCTTGTCGGCAAAGTATCTGAAGAGTTGGCGTTTGACGAAGAAATAGTAAAGATTGCCCAAGAAGGTTTAGGGCAGTTTGTTGGACAGTATCAAGCGTACACTGAATTGCGAAACTCTTTTGGTGCAAAGTCGCTTGATATTGACAACTATAACTACGGACTACAAATTGTTTCAGGCTGGTTTGTACGCCAGTTTGAAAACGAATACAATCCTCTTCATATACACACCGGCTCTCGCCTATCGTGTGTAGGTTACTTAAAACTACCGGAAGGTATTGAAGAGGAATGGGAAGAAGACTACGAAGACCACCATCCTGCTAATGGTCATATTCAGTTTGCTAGTGGTACAGCTTCAGGCTACACCTGCACAAACTTTGTTGTAAAACCACAGGTTGGAGACTTTTATGTCTTTCCTTCTCAACTGTTTCACTGCGTGTATCCATTCTATACGAAGGGAGAACGTAGGTCTTTCAGCATGAACATGAACTTTCTTGAAGTGCCGAAAGAAAAAAGTGTTGACAAATAGTTATTTTTTCGTATAACTATAGTCATCAAAGGTGTAAGTAGGTTCGCTACCCGCTTACACCAATCTGCAAACAATACAGTCTTACGGATTACCTGACGAGCATGGCCCGTTGAATATTCGGTCGGCCAACTGAATAGAATACGCACCCATTGTGAATCAGCCTCTGATTAGTCTGGTAAGTTTGCATCTGTTAAAATGCCTAAATAGGAGATAACATCATGGCTTTTTCAACCGCAGCCGGGTATGGTAATCTTCCTAACGGTAATTTTTCGCCCGTCATTTACAGCAAACAGGTGCAACTTGCTTTCCGCAAGGCATCTATTGTTGAGGCAATCACCAATAATGACTACTTTGGTGAAATTGCACAAATGGGTGACTCCGTTAAGATTATCAAGGAACCCGAAATCACGGTTAAGGAATATGCACGTGGTACGACTATCACGCCGCAAGACCTTGACGACGAAGACTTCAACCTGACCATCGACAAAGCTAATTACTTTGCGTTTAAGGTTGATGACATTGAAGAGGCGCACAGCCACGTAAACTTCCAGAGCCTTGCCTCTGACCGTGCCGCTTACCGTCTCGCCGACCAGTTTGACCAAGACGTTCTTGGCTATCTGTCCGGCTTCAAGCAGTCATCCATCCACGGTGCTGCTGACACTGTTAACACAACCGTTAACGGTGGCAAGGCTGTAACCTCTGCTTCAGATGGTGCCAACCTTGTAGGTGCTGAACTGCTGGCTTCCATGTCACTGGACGCATCTGACTTCACCAATACTTCTGGCACTGCCGGTGCCGCTAATAGCTGTATTGGTGTAGAGCCACGTGCAGGTGGCGCAACGGCTGCTAAGTCCAGCACTGCTGGTAATGCATTCCCGCTGCAAATCATTGCACGTATGTCACGTCTAATGGACCAACAGAATGTTGATACCCAAGGACGCTGGCTCGTTCTTGACCCGGTTTTCATTGAAGTTCTGAAGGATGAGGACTCACGTCTTCTGAACGCTGACTTTGGTGGTTCTGGACTCCAGAATGGTCTTGTAATTAATAACCTCCACGGTTTCCAAGTTTACTCGTCTAACAACCTGCCGTCGCTGGGTACTGGCCCTGCAACTACCGGCGGTGTTAACTCGTCAAACATGGGTATCATCGTGGCTGGTCATTCTTCTGCTGTTGCAACTGCAGAGCAGATTAACAAGACTGAAACCTACCGTGACCCGGACAGCTTCGCTGATATTGTCCGTGGTATGCACCTGTATGGTCGCAAGATTCTTCGTCCTGAAGCAATCGCTACTGCGGCATACTGCTTGGCTTAAAGGGGGATTGAATTATGGCTCTTGGTGATAATACTACCTCTGTAGCACGGGGTGTTGGCGCACGTGGGCGTCAACCATACATGATTCAGGCAGACCTGAACTTTGCAACTGCAGCAAGCGATAAGGGTACAGCCCTCGCTGCTAACGATGTAATTCCGGGCCTGACTGTCCCAGCGAATACCCTCATTCTCGCTGCTGGCTTTGAAGTAACATCCGCACACACGGGTACTTCAACCGACACCGACTTTGACTTTGGTATCACTGGTGGTGACTTGGACAACTTTGTTGATGGCTTCGACTTTGACGGAGCATCAGTAGGTGACTACGCATTTAAGGCAGGTCAAACTCCTGTTCTTATCGGCGGCACCTCTGACACCATCGACATTGAAATCCAAGCCATGACAGGTACGACAACAGGCGGCGTAATCCGCATGTTTGCCGTCTGCATGAACGTGGATGACACGGGTGACATGACTGCTAATGAAGTAGACCGTGACACTCTTGCCTAAATAATATGGGGGGCGGCAGAAGTCGCCCTCCTAACTCTTTAAGGATTTCAGATGGCGTACACTTACCTTGACATCACGAATGAAGTATTGGCCCGTTTCAATGAAGTTGCATTAACGAGTTCTAACTTTACGACATCTCGTGGATTTCAGACGCAGTGTAAAAATGCTGTGAACGACGCTATTAACTACATTTTTCAACGAGAGTTTGGGTGGTCCTTTAGCCACGCATTGCAAACCGAAACTCTTGTAGCTGGCACCACACGTTATTCACTAGGTGCTACAGTATATAATGTGGACTATGAAACATTCCGCATAAGTAAAAATGATACTCTTGGCACTGCAGGTGTAAGCCTACGTGTCATGGAATATAAAGAATACGTAGATAAGTACATCGACCAAGAGACTACCTCTGATGTGGGAGGTGTTCCTATCTACATATTCAGAACACCGGATAATAACTACGGACTGTTTCCGTACCCCGACAAAGCATATGAATTAAAGTACGACGCATATATAAAGCCGACTGCTTTGTCTGCCGCTACGGATGCCCCAACAATTCCTGAACAGTTTCGTCAGGTTATTGTAGATGGTGCAACAGCTTATGGCTATCAGTATCGGGGCGAGGCACAGCAATATGGCATTAACTTTGCCCGATTTGAAGAAGGCATCAAGCATATGCAAAGTCTGTTTATTAACAGAGATTTTAGTTATGTGCGGTCAACATATCTTCCGCACTCACAAAGGTACGGCGTATCCATTTTCCCATCAGGAGCATAACACATGGCTGATGAAGCACAACTTAGCCCTTTTGTGTTTGCTTGTCAGGGTGGCCTAGTCCTCGACCAGTCTACGTTTGCCATGCAACCGGGGATGGCACTTGAACTGCAAAACTTTGAGCCAGACATTAGTGGTGGCTACAGACGCATTTCAGGATACGCTAAGTGGAATAGTAATATTGTTCCGCAGACAGCCGCATCTACAGAGCCTGTGCTTATGGTGGCACACTTTAACTCAAAGGTTATTGCGGCACGTGGAACAAAGATATACGAGGCTGGTACAACAGGCTCATGGTCAGAGATAGATACAGGTAGGACAAGTGCTGGACGCTATACATTCTTTAGGTACAATCTCGCAGGAACAGATTTTATCATATGGGCAGACGGTGCTAACCACGCTACTAAGTATGACGGCACAACCCTTACAGACATCAATGCATCTGGCGCACCAGCTAATCCAAAGTTTGTAACAGGATTTAAAGACCACCTGTTTTTTGCTGGCATGTCCAGCACACCACAGCAGCTTACGTTTACTGCACCATTTACTGACAACGATTTCCAAACCAGTAACGGCGCAGGTACAATTAAAGTAGACAGCAATATTACTGGACTGTTTCCGTTTCGTGATGCACTGTTTATCTTTTGTGAAGAACGTATCTTTAAACTAACGGGTAGTACACTTTCTGACTTTGCTGTACAGCCAGTAACACGAGAGATTGGGTGCCTTAACGGATTTACCATCCAAGAATTTGCAGGTGACATTGTATTTCTTGGGCCTGACGGTCTTCGTACAGTGGCTGGTACTGAAAGAATTGGTGACGTTGAACTTGGCACGATTAGTCGTCCTGTACAGAAACGGTTCCAAGAACTTACGGATGTAGATGAATTTACAAGTCTAGTTATACCAGACAAGACGCAGTATCGTATTTTCTTTAGTAATGCTGCCACGGCACGAGCATCAACAGAAGGTATCATTTGTGTGCGTCGTGGAGAAGGCTACGAGTTTGGCGACACACTTGGCATCAGAGCAAGTGCAACAGACTCAACGGTTGTAGCTGGCACTAGCTTTATCCTACACGGTGACTTTGACGGATACGTGTACAGGCAAGAGCAGGGCAACGACTTTGACGGCAACCAAATAGTTGGCAAGTATCGTTCACCTGACCTAACTATGGGTGATGCCGGTATACGAAAAAACTTTCAGCGTGTGATTATTAACTACGCACCTGAAGCTGCAGTGAACGCAGACTTGTTTCTCCGGTATGACTACGAGGCACCGGACGTTGCAAGACCAGCAGCATACCCGTTTGATACATCAACCGTTGTTGCGGTGTATGGTTCAGCTATATATAACACCTCAACGTATGGTGGTCAGACAAACCCATTGGTAAGACAGCCTGTAGAGGGTTCAGGTTTTGCGGTGGCACTACGAGTAAACGACAGAGGCACATCTGCCCCATACTCACTAAAAGGTTTTCAGTTAGAATTTGACGCAGGAGCAAGAAGGTAATGGCAGGATATACTAGGCAATCTTCGTATACTGACGGCGACGTTATTACCGCTGCCCACAGTAACGATGAATTTAATCAGGTACTAGCTGCATTTGTAAATACAACGGGTCACAAACACGATGGCACGGCTGCTGAAGGTCCGGTCATTGGATTAATTGGAGACCCCGGCGAGACTACACCACTTAACAAGGTTGTTATTGATAATCCTAACAATCAGATTGAGTTTTCGGTTGACGTATCTAGTTCGTCTGTAGAACAGTTTGTTGTTAAGGATGGCATCATTGAGCCTACGACTAACAATGACATCGACCTTGGTTCAAGCAGCAAACAGTTTAAAGACCTGCATCTTGACGGCACTGCAAATATTGATACGATTGATGCAGATGCCGCTACTATTGACAGCCTGACAATTACTTCTGGTACAGCCATCACATCTATTGACACCGATATCAGTTCTGTGTCTGGCTCAGATGATACACTAGCATCAGCAAAAGCCATTAAGACATATATAGACGCACAAGTCACAGCACAAGACCTTGACTTCCAAGGCGACTCCGGTGGAGCATTATCTATCGACCTTGATAGTGAGACTCTGGACATTGCTGGTGGCACAGGTATTGATACAAGTGGCTCTGGTAACACTCTTACTGTTGCTATTGATAGCACTGTAGCCACGCTGACAGGCACACAGACACTAACCAATAAATCCCTCACTGCACCCACACTGACAGGCTCTTCTTCGTCTGCCGGTTCTATTCTGTTTAAAGAAGACACAGACAACGGCACTAACGCCGTTACCCTTATTGGTCCAGCTTCCACTGCAGACGTTACTGTCACGCTTCCAGCAGCTACAGATACTCTGGTAGGTAAAGCTACAACGGACACACTTACAAATAAAACCTTGACAAATGCTGTGCTAAACGGTACAATAAGTGGAACGTCCATTAAAGATGAAGACGATATGTCTTCTGACAGTGCAAATCATCTTGCAACTCAACAGTCTATTAAAGCGTATGTTAACAGTCAAGTAGCAAGTTTTGACACTCTAGCTGAACTTAGTGATACTGACATTACAAGTGCCGCTTCAGGTCACATTCTTATTCACGACGGCTCTAACAGTTTTGACAACAAAGCTATCTCTGGTGACATTACACTCGCCTCTACGGGTGCTGTAACCATTGCTAATAACGCTGTTGAGACTGCAATGGTAAATGAAAATGTCGTCAGCGGTCAGACTGCAATCTCCTCTGGCGATGTCAACATTACTAACGACACCCTTCTTCTGCACGATGCAGATGCTAGTGCGCTAAAGAAAGTTACAGTCACTAACCTCATCTCTAGTGCTGGT